GAAGGCGTCACCAGGGGCGGCACCGTCGAACTCGACCCGGCCGTGCACAACATCGCCGCACTCACCGCCGCAGGGCACATCAAGCCGAAGAAGGCGCAGACCAGCGAGGAGGCGTCGTGAGTCACTTCGCATTCGTAGACGCCACGGTGTGGGTCGGCGGTTTCGACTTCACCTCCGACACCAACCAGGTGTCGCTGCAGCTGTCAACGACCGAACTCGACAACACCTGCTTCGGGCAGACCCACCGATCCCGGATCGCAGGCCTGCGCAACACGGCGATGACGGCCAACGGCAACTGGTACTCGGACACGGCCGCCGCGCCTGACCCGCACCTGTTCGCGAACCTGGCGACCAAGGACCGGGTCTACACGATCGCCGACGACTCCGCTGAGACGTCCGTGGCGTACATGTTCCAGGGCATCCAGCCGAGCTACGACCTGTTCGGTCAGCTCGACTCGGTGACGCCGTGGTCGCTGACCGCTTCAGGATCGAACAAGCAGGGCTGCGTGCGCGGGCAGGTCGCCAAGGCCAAGGGCAACGTCAATGCGACCGGCGCGACCGGCTCCGTGGTGAACCTCGGCACGGTCGGAGCGACGCAGTACCTGTACGCGGCGCTGCACGTGTTCTCCGCCGGTACGACGATCACCGTCCAGGTGCAGTCGGACGACAGTGGAGCGTTCTCCACGCCGACGACACGCGGCACGTTCTCCGGCATCACCACCGCGGGCGGCACATGGCTGACCCGTGTCGCCGGAGCCATCACCGACACCCACTGGCGGTTCAACGTCTCCGCCGTCACCGGCACATTCCAGATCGCCGGAGCCATCGGCATCCGCTAGCACCAACCCCAGACTTCCCCGCCCGCCGCGCACCCTGCCGGCGGGTTTCTTCATGCCCATTGGAGGTGCCGTCATGGCCCACTTCGCGTTCATTGATGCGGTCGTGACCGTTAACGGCACCGACCTCACCGACCACGTCAACCAGGTCTCGTTCAACTACTCCGCCGACGAGCTCGACGACACCGCGATGGGCGACACGCACCGCTCGCGGATCGGCGGAATCAAGGACTCCTCGGTGACGGTCGGGTTCCACTCCGACTTCGCCGCGTCCGAGGTCGACGCGACCCTGTTCCCGCTGCTGGGCACCGTCGTGAACCTCACGGTCAAGGCGACCAGCGCATCGACGTCGGCGACGAACCCGCTCTACACCATCCCGGTACTGATCTCGCAGGTGAACCCGTTCGGCAACTCCGTCGGGGACCTGGCGGGCGTCTCCGTGACCTGGCCCGGCGCGGGCACGGTCACCCGGGCAACGGCCTGACCGTGGACATCCGGGCGTCAGGCCAGCAGGACCTGTTCCGGTTGGCGCACGCCCTTAACACGGCAGCCGACAAAGGCCTCAAGCGGGAGCTCGACCAGGGCTCCCGCCAGGCCGGCAACGTCATCGCCGCTGCGGTCCAGGACCACACCGAGGTCTACATTCCGCGGGCGTTCGAGGCTGAGTGGCGCCGGACGATGAAGACGAAGGTCGACGTCCGCCTTATCCAGCAGCGGCGCATCTCTGTTCGCGTGTGGGCCGACGGTAAGGCGACTCGACGCGACATCGTCAGCATCAACAAAGGCGATCTCGCCCACCCGGTCTACGGCCGGTTCCGTCGGCTGCGCGACGGGTCGCGGATGCGTAACCCGTGGGTCGCACGCCCCGGTCAGCCGATCCGGCCCGGCCTGGTCGACGAGCCCGCGGCGCGGGTGATGCCCCAGGCAATCCAGAAGATCGAGGACGCGGTCAACCGCGTCACCAAGCAGATAGAGCGAGGATAGATGCACCCCCTGCAGATCCGGCTCTCGGACGAAGACCGGGCCGACCTGAAGCAAGAAGCCGAGTGGTTGCCCCTGCACGCGGGCCTGTTCGTCAAGGTCCGCGCCTCACGGCTGGAAGCACTGGAGCAGCAGCTCGGCGGCGTCAAACTCATGAACCTGCTCGCCGACGACGTCGACGTCAAGGACATCAAGTTCCCGCGGCAGCTTGCGTGGCTCGCCCGCCAGCTCGCAGGACTGAGCGAGCCTGCGTTCGCGGATTTCGACCCGCTGACGCTGGCGATGGAGGTCAAGGCGCTGGACCTGGCACCCGAGGGCGGCGATGTCGACCCCCCGGCGTCATCCTCCGCCGACACCTCGGCGGAGACCCGGTCACCGGCCAAGGCGGGGCCCAGTCGCTCGCGGCGTGGCTCGGGGTCATGACGCCGTGGTTCTGGCGAGAGTTCCAGCTGCCCGCCCGTGAGGTTGAGGAGCTGACTCTGCGCCAGGCTGACGACTACGCCATGGACTGGGTACGCCGCCGGAAGTCAGCCAAGGCGTAGATCCAGCGGCGCGTTCAGCTGCTTCCGGGAGTACTGCAGCTCGTTACGGTCGCCGACGGTGATGCCGTAGAAGTCGAAGCCGTCGGGCACGGACAGTGTGAAGTTTCCGGTACAGGTGCCCATCATCGAGTACGCCTGCTCCAGCTTCCCGACCGCGATGACCTTGCCGTCCGGATCCCGTACCGCAACCTGCGTGCCGGCCCGTATGTCGCTGTAGCCACCAGTGCCCTCGCAGGCGGCGCCCATGTTGTCGCTCGCCACCACGAACGATCCGCTGCCGTTCAGTGTCACTGACCCGGTGACCGGGAATGGCGCAGCGGGGCTGTTGGCGTTGGCGATCTCGCCGCCGACGAGGTAGGCCAGCACACCGCCTCCCGCGAGCACCGCAGTGATGGCAACGCCCAGCAGGACCAGCTGCGCCCTCTTTCGGCTTGATCGTGCTCGCATTCCGGTGACTGTGGTCATTCGCCGCACGGTACAGCCCGCCACCAAATGATCACCGTCAGCTTTCCGGGTGGGGGTGACCGTACAGGTGGCCAACGAAGTCCGCATCGATATCGAGGTCCGCAAGGAACAGCAGGCCAAGCAGAAGCTCAAGGCCGTCGGCGACCAGGCCGAGAAGACCGGCGACCAGCTCGAAGATATGGGCGACCAGGCCACCGCGGCAGGCAAGTCCACCGAAAAGGCCGGCGACAAGTTCAAGGACACCGCCAAGGACACGGGCCACCTCCGTCGCGAGATCGAGACCACAACCGCGCGGGTCAAAGATCTGATCGAGCAGTTCGACCGGACCGGCGACACGTCGCTGTTCAAGGACATTCGCAGCGCCAAACGCGACCTCGGCCGTGCCACCGGCTTCGCCAAACTGATCGCCGATCCGGTCGCGGACGCAGGCAAGGCCGCAGGCACATCGCTGATCTCGGGTCTCGCTGAGGCGTTCAAGACTGGCAGTGCTGCGCTCAAGGGTGCAGCCGCCCCGGTGCTCGCAGGCGTGGTGATTGCGGCCACGCCAGCCATCGGCGCGGCCATCGGCGCGGCAGTCCTCACCGGTGTCGGCGCGGCTGGCATTGGTGCCGGCATCGCCGCCGCCGCCCAGGACCCCCAGGTGCAGGAAGCGGCCATTGGACTGGGCGAGTCCCTCAAGGAGGCGTTCGCGCAGTCCGCGAGCGGGTTCACCGCGCCGCTCCTCGGCGCCTTCGAGATCCTCGGTGACGCCGGCCGGCAGTTCGCCGCGCAGCTCAACCTCAGCACACTAGCGCCGCTGGTTACCACCCTGGCGAAGGGCTTCGCTGGGCTGGGCCAGAACCTGCTGCCCGGCTTGAACAAGGCGCTGGAAGCCAGCAAGCCGCTGCTGCGGGTGCTCGCCAACGAACTGCCCGAAATCGGGTCGGCGCTGTCTGACTTCTTCTCGTCGATCTCCGAGGAGTCCGACGGCGCGACGATGTTCCTCGCGTCCCTGCTGCGTGGGCTTGAGGGCACCATCCGCACCGCGGGTGATGTGATCTCGTTCCTGTCGGGGATCTACGAGTGGACCGTCAAGGCCACCGCAGAGATCACCGGCTTCCTTGAGGACGCGCTCGCCTGGATCCCGTGGCTCGGCGCGATCTTCGAGGACGGCAACGACTACACCGAGGGCCTGCTCTCCGCCCTGGAGCGAGGCAAGGACGCCAGCAACGACTTTGCCGGCGGCATCAAGGTCATGGGAGAGTCCGCCGAGACGACCGCCGAGAAGGTCAAGGCGCTGAAGGACGGCATCAACGACCTGTTCGACGTCACGATGGGCGTCGAACAGGCGAACCTGTCGTGGCGCAAGGGACTGCTCAACCTGCACGACGAACTCACCAAGGGATCACGGTCGCTCAGCGCCTACAGCGAGGCGGGAATCCAGAACCGCGAGGCCCTGTTGAGCCGCGTTCAGGCGGCCGAAGCCATCCGCGATGTCGGCATCGCGGCCGGCATGGCGGTTGACCAGGCGAACGCAAAGTACAAAAAGAACATCGACACCCTGCAAGCTCTCGCCCTGAAAGAGGGCTTCGCCAAGGGCGAACTCGACAAGTTCATCGCAACCTGGCGGAGCATTCCCGACGAGGCGACGAAGAAGTTCCGCTTCCAGGTCGAGGTCACCGGTGGCACGACTCTGGGTGCGGCCATGTTCCGCTCGCAGGAACGACGTGCCGAGGAAGCTGCGGGCAAACGTGCCTCTGGTGGCCCGGTTACCGGTGGCAAGACGTACTGGGTCGGCGAGAACGGCCCGGAGCTCGTGACGATGGGCGCTGACGGCTACGTCCACAACGCGGCGCAGTCGAAGGCGATGACCTCGGGTGCGTCTGGCGGCATGTCGATGGTTTCCGCAGGCGGTGGAGTGCCGCAGATCGTGGTGACCGTAGTTGGCGGCGACAAGCTCACCCAGGCAGTCGCGGAATCTCTGCGCTTCGAGGTCCGGACCACAGCCAACGGCGATCCGGTGGAGTACTTCAGCTAGGGGGTGACCCGTGGCGTTCCCGGCTACCCCGCTCGACGTCGAGGTGTCCCTCGCCCTGTCCGCGGACCTGTCCGACCCGGACTCCTGGTCGTGGACCGACATCACCGACTACGTCCGCGAGGGCAACCGGATCCGCATTCGGCGCGGGCGCAGCAGTGAGCGGTCCACGATCCCGCCGTCGCGGTGCACCCTGACCGTAGACAACACCGACGGCCGGTTCTGCCGGCTCCTGCCCACCGGCGCCTGGTATGGGCAGATCGGCCCGAACACGCCGATCCGGGTCCGGGTGAACAACGGCTCCGGCTACGTCACCCGGTTCGTCGGGTACGTCAGTGGCTGGCCGCCGAGCTGGGATCCGTCGGAGTCCGACCAGACCGTCACCCTCGTCGCCGACGGTATCCTGCGGCGACTCGGGCAGGGCCGGGTCCAGCGGTCGGCGATGTACAGGACGATGGCCGGCGTCGCTCCTGGTGACTACGTGCCGCACGCGTACTGGCCGATGGAGGACGAGCCCGACGCGCTGTCGTTCGCCTCCGCGATTCCCGGACGCCCCGCACTGGCCGCCGGTGGGGACATCGAACCCGGATCCGACGACACTCTCGCCGGGTCGGGCGCACTGGCGACACTGACGGCAACAGACACGGTGGCGTTCACGATCCCCGACTACACCAACGCCGGCCAGTGCGTCGTTCAGTGGGTGACGAAGATCCCGACCGAGCCCGGCGCCGAGGTGACACTCGCCGAGTTCACCGGGACCGGCGGCCCGGTCAACAAGTGGCGGGTCACGTGCGTTCCTGGGTCGCCTACCAACATTTGGATCTACGACCTGAACTCGGCCGGCACGGTCGTCAACTCGACCGGCATCCCGCTGGATGGTTCAAGCACGCACAACCCGTCCGAGGCTGACTTCTACGGCCACTGGGCCATGATGACCTTCGCCATCGAGCAGATCGGCGCGTTCGTCGACCACTGGCTCGGCGTGACCGTCGACCCGACCGACGGCGGTGTATCCGCAGCCAACGCGGCGGCGGGCACTGCGGGCAAGTTGACCGGTGGCACGTTCTACGGCGCGGCAACGCCGAGCCTGGGGCACGTCGTGGTGTACACCGACCCGGCCTTCGACGCGGGCAGCGGCGGTGACGCCGCGAACAACGCCGCGGCACTGGCCGGCTACTCGGGCGAGATGGCACACGAGCGGGTCGAGCGGCTGTGCCGCGAGGAGCGGATCCCGGTCACCGTGACGGCGACGACGTCACAGGCCATGGGACCGCAGGGCACGGCCACGACGGTCGCGCTGCTGCGCGAGTGCGCGACCACTGACTTCGGTCTGCTGTACGAGCCCTCCGATGCTGCGGGGTTGGCGTACCTGTCGTCAACGGAGCGCTACAACCAGGCTGCGGCGATCACCCTGCAGTACGACCAGGGGCACGTATCCCCGCCGTGGGATCCGACCGACGATGACCGCGACACCCGCAACGACGTGACGGCCAGCCGCAGGGACGGCAGTTCCGCCCGGGTCACCGACGAGGCGTCGATCGCGGCTATCGGTGTCTACGACGACACACTGTCGGTCAGCGCGGCGAGCGACGAGCAGCTCGGCAACATCGCGGGCTGGGCCGTCAACCTCGGCACGATCGACGAGCTGCGCTGGCCCGCAGTCAAGCCGAACTTCCTCGACCACCCCAGCCTGATCGACGACTGGATGGCCGCAGACCTCGGCTCGCAGCTGCACGTCACCGGGCATCCATCGCCGCTTGCCCCGGACGAGATCCAGCAGATCATCGAGGGCTACGACGAGACGTTCGGCAGCTACGAGTACACGGTGGTGGCGAACCTGTCCCCGGCGTCGGGCTGGATCGTCGGCGAGTACGACGACGACGACCTCGGCAAGCTGGACACGGCGGGTTGTGTGATGCAGGCCGGCGCGACGTCGGGCGCTACGTCGTTCACCGTGGCGACGACGGTCCTGCCGCGCTGGACGACGGACGCGGGCGAGATGCCGATCCCGATCCTCGTGTCGGGGCAGGTCAACTCGGTGACCGCGATCAGCAACGTGGCTCCGAGCTTCGTCGCGGCCGGGACGGTGGCGCACGGCAACAACGCGTCGGTCACGCCGGGGATGCCTGCGGGTGTCCAGGCCGGTGACCTGCTGCTGGTGTTCGCGGCGATCCGGAACAGCGGCACCGGCATGCCGGATACGCCGACCGGGTACACGCTGCTGCGCAACCTCACGGGCGACCCGGCGCAGCCCCGCAATGCGGCCCTGTACGCGAAGGTCCACACGGGCACCGAGTCGGCGCCGCAGGTGACATTCACGGGCGGTGCGGCGAACGCGGACACGTCGGCGCAGATGGCGGCGTTCCGTGGCGTGGGCATCACGGTCCATGCATCGGCTGGGCAGCTGAACGGCTCGGTGCAGGACATCGCCTATCCGGCGCTGGACATCAGCCGGGACAACTGTGCGGTCATCTATCTCGGGTGGAAGCAGGACGACTGGACCTCGGTCGCGTCGCCCGGCACTGAGATCGGCGAACCGGACACCACCACCGGTGATGACCAGGGCATTGTCTGGGCGTACACGCTGCAGACCACGGCCACGGCGATCGCGTCGGGCGTCTTCACCGTCACCGGTGGCGCCAGCGCCGTCAGCCGCAGTGCGGTCGTTGCCCTGGCCACCGACGTGCAGACGATGACCGTCACCCGCGGCACCAACGGCGTCACGAAGGCCATTCCGATCGGCTCCCAGGTCAACGTCTACCGCCCTGCGCGGCTCGCACTGTAGGAGGCGCACATGGCGTGGACTGACCCGTCTGCCGGCCAGACCCTGACCGCGGCGAAGGTCGCCGAGCTCGCCTCGTACGGCGTGCCGATCCAGGCGGAGAAGGCCAGCGCAACGTCGCGCAACACCACGACGTCACCGACAGCCGACCCGGAGTTGGTCATCGTCCTGCCGGCGAACCGCACGTATGACGTCAGGGTGGCGTTGCTCGTGACCGCGGGCAATGCGGCCGGTGACATCCGGATCGCGTTCGGGTGGACCAACACCGCAACCGTCACCTACACCGGTCTCGGCCCGGTGAAGACCCTCGCCAGCGGCACGACCGGTGACGGTGAGTTCTTCTCGATCGGGCCCGACAACACGTCGACGTCCACCGCAGTCGGCTACGGCGCGTCTTCGACGGTCACGACCGTGTGGGCCGACGCCCGTGTGGTGACCGGCGGGTCGAACGTGACGCTGTCGCTGCTGTGGTCGCAGGACACGTCGAGCGCAACGAACTCAACGCTGGAAGCGGGCAGCAAGATGGTCGCCCGCCGGGCGAACGTGTAAGGAGGCTGACGTGGCGATCTACTCCGGGATCTACTCCGGCCCGCCGCGGCACTACGGCAGCACGCGGACCGACAAGCGCTACGTCGCGATCCACAACACCAGCAACGACGCGACCGCCGAGGAAGAGGCCAGCTACGCCAAGCGTCGCGGCGACTCGGTGAGCAGCCACTACTACGTCGACAACAACTCGCTGCTGCAGTCGCTCGACACCGCGCTGCGCGCCTACCACGCGGGCAGCACGATCGGGAACTCGCAGGCGATCGCGTACGAGATCACCGGCACGAACAGCAAGACCCGCTCGTGGTGGCTGGCGAATGTCGCCTGGCCGCTGCTGGCCCGGCAGATCGCGGCCGACTGCCGCGAGCACGACATCGAGCCCCGCCTGCTGACTGTCGCCGAGATCAAGGCCGGCAGCCGGACCGGGATCATCACGCACGACCAGATGCGCCTGGCATGGGGTGGCACGACGCACACCGATCCTGGCGCGAACTTTCCGCTGGACCACCTGCTCGCCCTCGTGCAGGCCGAGATGGAGGACGACATGACCCCCGAACAGGACCGCCTGCTCCGCAACGTCGAGCGCATCCTGACCACTGGCTGGTCGGAGCGCGACGCATACGACATCCAGTACAAGGAGGGCAGCGCGAAGCTCGTGCTGGAGAACCCGTTCGTCAAGCTCGACAAGAAGCTGACCGAGCTGGCGGCCCGCCCGGCTGCCGACGTCGATGAGGCTGCTCTCGCCGCCGCGCTGGCCCCGCTGATCGCCGCCGCCGTCGCGGCCACGCTCGCCGCCAAGCTCGGCGGCTAACCACAACCGCATAGGAGCACGCGTTGAGCCAGTGGGTCCGTAACGCCGTCATGCTCGTGGTGCTGGGCGTATGGGCCGTAGTCGTGCTGCACAGCCTGCTCGTCTCGAAGATGCCACCCGATGCGGTGACCTGGGGCGTGCCGGGTGCGGTGTACTTCGCGCTCAACCCGAGCCTGCCGCGGCGCCAGACGTCGCCGCCTGCGCGTGGGGAGAACCCCACGTGATCGTGTACATCACCGAGCACCAGTACCTTGCCGAAGCGATCTGGTGGGTGCTGGTCCTCGCCGTTGCCGGGCGGATCGTGAACATGCTGCTGAACCGGCCACCCCGGCGTAAGGAGAAACCATGACCGTCGTTGCGGAGCGTGCGAAGAACTGGCTGGACAACCCGGCCATGGACCGCGTGTTCAAGGTGATCGCCGTGGTGTCCCTACTGTCGGCGTTGTTCGTCGGTGTCAAGCAGTACGAGCTGACCGCGTGCCTCGCGACGTACAACGACGCGTCGAACGCGAACAGCCAGATGCGCGCTGCTGCTGCGGCCGAGGAGCGCGAAGCCCTCGACACGATGATCAGCGCGATCGCTGAGGTGCAGACGGTGCCGGCGGCGTCGCGGCAGGCTGCTGTCGCTGCGGCGTTCCAGGAGTACCTGCGTTCGCGTGCGTACATCGATGGCAAGCGTGAGGTGATGCCGATTCCGGCACCGCCGTCTCAGACGTGTGGATAGGAGATCCCGATGGGCAAGTATGCGAAGGCCATCGTCGGTGCGCTGGTCGCTGGTCTGACCGCGCTGGGTACGGCGCTGGCCGATGACACGGTGACCCAGCTCGAATGGGTTGGCGTTGTTGTCGCGGTGCTGGGTGCTGCCGGTCTGGTGTGGGCTGTTCCGAACAAGCCTGCTACCGAGTAGGTCCCATCTTCTCCCACATCTGGGAGTAAACGTCTGGCCTCGGGTTGCTCAGGGGTGGGTGCCGAGGCCAGATCCAACCGTCACCCCGATGCCGTATCATCGATGTCGAGGTGCGAGAACCGGCCTGATCAGCTGGGGGTAACCACCTTCCCGCAGGAGTGATCACCTACGGGCGCAGTCGGTAGCTCAGTGGACAGAGCACCTGCCTTGCGGCAGGAGGACGGCGGTTCGAGACCGTCCCGACATGCACTACGGCTGCTGGCCGGACCCAGCGTTGCGCCCCACCACCTTCGGGTGGTGGGGCTCTTCTGCGTTGTCAGGCCTCGATGCCGTACGCCTCGGCGAGCGCCTTGACCGTGTCGCACGGCTCGTCGCCGATCTCCTCGATGTCCCAGTCACGGCCACCGCAGGTCGGGCAGTAGTAGCCCTTGGTGAATCGCTCCCGCGCGTGTGGGCTGGTGGCGTCGAGGTTCGCGAGCGGGTCGTGCAGGGCGAGGATCTTCCGGTCCACCGCGATCCGTCGCAGCCCGACCTCCGGGCTACCCGCCAGGATGTGCTGGGCGACCCGCTTCTGCTGCTGCGTCGACAGCGCCCACGCCTCAGCGACCACGACGTCATCGGCGGCGTAGACCTCGGTGTCGTCGTCGGGGTTCAGCTTCCACGGGAACGGCGGCAGCGCGTGCAGCCGCGCCTCCTCGGTGTCCAGGGCCGCGCGAAGACGCTCGGTCAACTCCATGTGCCTATCCTCTCTCGTACTCTGGTTGGTTGCCGGACCCGAGGCGATACCAGCGTCTCGGGTCCGTGCCTACTTCGGTTGGTCGCCGCTGACCGCAGCCACCAACTGGCCTACCCGCGAGTCCGACAGCCGCACCCCGACCGGGGCCAGCAACTCGACGATCTGAGCCTGCGACAAACCGCGCTTGCGCAGCACAGCCAGCGGATAACCGCGCTCAGCCGACAGCATTCCAGCCGCCTTGGTGAACACCGCCCGGTACCACTCCAACTCGGCTATCCAGTCGGCTGGGTCACCGGTCAGGAGCCGGTCGACGATCGGCTCGACCATCATGGTTGCGGCCTCGTCGATGTCGTCACCAACCGGGCTGGTCACAGCTTGGCCCTCGCCATCAGCTCGCGGTCGGCGGCCTGCGCCAACTCCATCGCCGCACCGCGCAACGACGCCAGGGCCTTCGAGTCGTAGCGCTCCGGCTCGCGGGTGATGTGGTCGATGTGCCAGTGCAGGCGGCCGAGTGTCGCCGCGACGGGCGGCGCTTCGTGGATCGGGTGGGACATGGGTCAGCCCTCCTTGCTCAGGTCGCGCAGTTCGGAGGACAGCCGCAGGATCGCCGTGAACAGCGCGTTCTGGGCGGTGAACCGCTCGCGGGTCTGTGCTACATCGGCGGCTTGGGCGAGGCTGTACATGGCCTCGCCGTACTCGCCGACCTTGTCCATCAGCGTCTCGCGCAGGCCGTGGGCGCGTTCGGGGATGTCGGTGCGGGTCATGGCGTGCCTCCTCAGGCGATCTGGGCGAGGTGCTTGTGCTCCCCGCCGACGTACAGGGCAGCCGAGTGGTCGGCCGGGCGCAGCGTCTTCTGGTTGTCCTCCGGCACCAGCACGACCAGGCCCGCGATGGCCAGCTCGGTCATCGCCAGGTCGAAGTCGGGGCGGGTCAGGGCGGCGTCCTCGCGGACCGCGGCGAGCGGGGACCAGCCGCCGGCGGTGGTGTTGGTGCGGATCGCGTCGAGGATGGCGGCCTGCTCGCGGGTGGTGGTGGCGTTCATCGGGGCTCCTTCATCCGGGTGTATATACACCGTACCTTGAGGACTGCTAGGGTGTCAATACACCTGAGGGAGAGAGATGCCGAACCAGCCCAAGACCCCACTCCGCAGCTTCCGCGTGCCCGACCCCGTGTGGCAGGCTGCGCTTCAGCGCGCCCAGCGCGAGGGCACCACGCTCACTGCGGTCCTGGTCGAAGCGCTGGAGGAGTACGGCAAGCGCGAGCAGTTGCCGCCGAAGGAGTAGGCCAGCGGGAGACCGCTCTCCCGCGCCCCTCACCGCGCGCGGCGTAGTACCTGCTCCACCGTCAGCGCCACCGCGTCGACCTGCTCACCCAACAGCAGCAGCTCCGCACGCGCCGATGCGCATGGCACACACACGCACGGCTGGGGATGCTTGGCCAGCTCGCTACGGAGCCAGGGCCGGTAGTCCTGGTCCATGTGCAACCTCCCGAAAGGTTGGAGGGCGGGCGGCAGTTTCGGGCTGCCGCCCGCCGGGCGCAGCTAACCCCACCGTCTCGACGTACACCAGGGCCAGCGCATCGGGCCAGGTGTCTAGCCAGGGCCCGTGCTCGGATGTTACGTCAGTTACGCCAGCAAGTGGGGTCGGGAATGGAAGTTGGCACGTAGGTGTGTTCCCATACGTGGGTCTAGCCAGGAGTGTCCGCCCGTCGTGCCCGCCGTCCCCATGTCACATTTGCAGATCGCCGATGACCTCGCCGCGCGTATCGCTGCCGGCGAGTACCGACCCGGCGATCGGCTGCCGCGTACCGTCGAGATCGCCGCGCTGTACTCGTGCTCGACCTCGACGGCATACCGGGCGGTGAGCCTGCTCCGGTTCAAGGGCATCGTGGTCGGGGTCCAGGGCAAGGGCGTGTATGTGGCCACGGATGCGGATCGATAGGCCGTCTACGCCGACGTCCCCCGATCATGCGATGGCCGTTCGTCAGGGAAAACTGTCCGTCTAGATCAGACTCGTATGGCGCTCGATGAGATCGCGCTGCTTACCGTCTTGATCCTTTAGGGCGTGAAGAATTCCTGAAAGTGAACCTCTAGATTTCTGTCGCCTCCTCGACACACAGTGGTCCCTCATTCACTCATCGCAGCCTGCGGACGGGGATCCGCTCACTCAATGAGGAGGCAGAGCACAGTGACGGGCGCAACCATCGAGACCACCACCACCCCCACGTACAGCTGGGCCACGGCGGCCGGAGCCGCATCCAGCATCCTCGGCCTGGTCATCCTGGCCATGTGCATCGCCGTTTCGGCGTCGCACCGCACCGCGGCGGGCTTCGCGCCCATCCCGTACGGCACAACTGCGCTGGCGTGCTGCATGACTCTCGGTGGCCTGATCCTGCTGCTGTTCCGGATCCTGCACGGGGACCGCGACGAGATGATGCGTCGGCTGGAGGCGGTCGACCGCAAGCTCGACAACGTGTGGGGTATCGCCGCGGTGTCGAGCATCGAGGCGAAGCCTGTCCCGCAGCAGCACACCCAGCGTCGCGGCCGGCGGCGCGCGCAGAATGACCCCGCCGAGAACGGTGGGCCGACCACTACCGGCAAGGTCGTCAACGAGCCGAGCGCCAAGATCTACCAACTGGGCATTGCCGAGGGGCTGCGCCGTCGCAAGCGCGGTGACCAGGGCGAGCAGCCCACTAGTTGATCTCGTCCCCCAAGGGGCCCCCAAACGACGAAAGCCCAGCTCGATGAGCTGGGCTTTCTCGGGTGGAGACGAGGGGATTCGAACCCGATTCAGATACCTGGTCAACGCGTCAAGGTGCAGGTGGATGGCCTACTCGGAGCGCTTGAGAACTACCGAGGACTACCGACGACGGGTCCAGTTCCCCCACGTTTCCCCCAAGCCTCGGCCCAGGTAGAGCACGGTCGAGCGTCGCCATGATGCCCTCATCCACCGACGGCAGCAGATGCCCGTAAAGGTCCGACGTGACCTGAATCGAGCCGTGGCCGAGCCGACGCTGTATGGCGGTCAGCGGCACGCCGGCCGAGATGAGCCACGCTGCGTGCGTGTGGCGGCAGTCGTGCAGCCGGAGCCCCTCGAGGCCCGCCGCCTTGACCGCCTTCATCCACACCTGCTTGCGGAAGATCCGGTAACGGACCGGCGACCCGTCCGGCGCCGTGAACACCATCGCCTCGCGGTCCTTGCCTGCCACCAGCGGGATAAGGGAGTCGGCCGCGGTCACCGTGAACGTCACCACCCGGCGTGACTTCTTCGACTTCGGGGTCACGAACACCAGCTCGCCGGTGCCGACTCGCTCCTGCATCGTCTCCTTCACCTCAAGCTTGCGTGCCAGCACGTCGACCCGACCGACCCGTAGGCCGACAGCTTCGGACCACCGCAGCCCGGTTAGCAAGAGCAGCTGCACCAGCGGACGCCAGTACTCGGCAACTGCGGCGAGCAGGCGAGCCGCCTCTGGCTCGGTGAGGAACTGCGCCTCGTAGTCCGGCCGCTCGGGTAGGCCGGTCCGCTCGGCCGGGTTGCTCCGCAGTAGGCGCTGCTGGACTGCGGCGGAGAACACCTTGTGCAAGCTTCCGTGGGCATTCATCACCGTCTTGACCGACAGCTTGCGCCCCGTCTTGGTGCCGGTCCCGTCGAGGAGGCCAACGGTCCAGCGCTGCACGGTGAGCGGGTCGATGTCCTCGAGCGGCATCGTGCCGAAGTGCGGAAGGATGTAGCGGTTCAGGATGCCGAGCGCGCTGTCAAGGCTTGAGGGCTTGAGGCTCGGTGCGTAGGCCGGCCACCACGCCTGAACCCATTCCCCCAGGGTTACCTTGCCGCCGCGTGGGTCGAGGTAGTCGCCGCGGGACTGGTCTGCCAGCAGGTTGATGAGTGCCGCGTTCGCTGAGGCTTTGGTCGGGAAGCCGCCGACGAGGGTGACCTTCTGGTCACCCTCCTTTTCGCGGATCCTCCACTTCTTGCCGTGTTTCTCGATCCACATCAGGCCGCCTTGTGGGCTCGGATCATCACGCCCACCTGCTTGGTGATGGCGTCGGTGGCCTGCTGCCGCTGCTCAAGCACGTACTCAACCAGCTCGCGCTTGACGCCGTCCGGCAGGTCCGCCTCGAGGATCTCCCGCAGCTGGGGGTCGTTCTCCTCGGGGATCAACTTCCCACCAGCGGCCCGCAGCGCGGCGTCGATGTCGTCGCCAGCCGCGTCGGCGACCTTCTTGACGGAGTCGACGGTGACGCCCGTCTGCCCGGCGATCCACTTGTAGAAGGTGCCGCGCGCGATCCCGGACTTGGACGCGAGGTCCTTCATCGTGAGCCCGGTCCTCTTCGGCAGGCCCTCGATGTATGCGCCCCATGTGCCGCCTGCGTGCGTGTCTCCCACAGGAGAACCGTAGGCGTCCGACCAGGGGCACTGGTAGTTCCCGGGGCGTCTCCCTTTGGAGACACGCTTTCTCTGCCACCCGGGGGTGTTTTGGCTGCGTCGGCGCAGCATACGTGCACCCATTCCCCGTTGTCCGTGTTCCATATGGAGGACATTAGGGGATCGATGCTCGTGATCCCCCTCGTCCTTTCGGCTGATTCTGTGTCTTCTGAGCTACACGGCTTGTGTCTCTTCAAAGAGACAGCTAGCGTGAGTGACATGACCGAGTCTCTTCAAAGTGACACGGCGTCTCCTCGAAGGCGCACGGAGCGGATCACCCTCGACGTCGCGCTGTACGACACCCTCGCCGCGGCGAAGGGCTTCGGCAACATCGAGGAGCAGGCGCTTCGACACAAGGTGCGACGCCCCCACTGGAGTGCCGTCCGCAACGGGCGCAAAGAACCCAGCGCCGCGCTCGCACTGCGGGTCGCCGACGACCTGGGCGTACAGCCGAAGGTCATCTGGAACCGCGGGCAGGTCGGCGAATGAGCGACCGAACCTACGAGCAGGCCGCCGAGGAGCTGTCGGTTTCCGTCGGCTGGCTCAAGGCCAAGGCGCAGGCGCGGCAGATCGCTCACCACCGTTACGGCCGGCGTGTCCGGTTCACCGACGCCGACCTTGCCGCGATCCGCGCGCAGTTCGCCGTCACGCCCCTCGCCCCCGTATCCAGCACCGTCCTGCGATTCCAGCGGAGAGCCGTCGCATGAACAACGAAGCCACTGGACCTCGGCCGCCGGCCGGTCCGTCGTCCCCGCCCCCGCCGAAGCCGAAGGCGCAATTCCTCCGTCGCGTTGAGCGCCCCGCGCTGCTCGTATTCGCGGGTGTGGCGCTGAGCCTCGGTGTCGTCCTCGGCTCGATCGGCCCGATGTTCGTCCTCGACTCCGGCGCCTATCTGGCGATCTTCACTGTGGTCGGGTTCGTGGTCCTGCTCGCCGGCCAACTCTCGGCGCCGAAGCGGAGGACCCGATGAGCGCGCTCACCACCTTCTCGTTCCCTGAGAGCGGCGACGACATCCGCACCATCACGGTGGACGGCGACCCCTGGTTCGCCGCGGCCGATGTGTGCAAGGTGCTCGACATCGCCAACCCACGTGACGCCGTGCGCACTCTCGACGACGACGAGGTTGCTGATCATGGTGTCGGCACTACCGACACCCTCGTCCTGAAGGTCATCTCCGAGGCCGGCCTCTACTCGCTGATCCTCCGCAGCCGCAAGCCGGAGGCGAAGGCGTTCAAGCGGTGGGTCACGCACGAGGTGCTTCCGTCGCTCCGGCGCACCGGCCAGTACGAGGTGGCACCGGTGGACCTCGACGAGATCGAGGTGGCTCGCCGCTACCTGTCCGCGCTGGAGGACAAGAAAGCGCTGACCGCGAAGGTAGCTGAGCTTGAGCCGGCTGCCGACGCCTGGAACCACCTCGCCTCGGCGAACGGTGACTTCGGTGTCGCCGACGCTGCGAAGATCCTCAGCCGCGATCCGCAGATCAGCATCGGCCGCGACCGCCTCTTCACCCTGATGTCCCGCTGGGGCTGGGTGTACCGCCCGGGCGGCTTCGACCGGTGGCGGGTCTACCAGGCGCAGATCGAGACGGGCCGGCTGTCCGAACTCCCCTCGTCGCACTACCACCCGCGTACGGGCGAGCTGGTGCTTGATCCGCCGCAGGTGCGGGTGACGGCGAAGGGGTTGCAAGAGATCCGTTCCCGCCTCACCAAGGAGAACGCCATGCGTGGCAACCCGCATCCGCAGCCGACGAACCCTGAGGCTCCGCCTCCGCCGCGCTGACGA